CAAAGAAGAAGCAAAGGTCATTGCAAGAGAGGCAATGAACCTCAGGACATTTCACGTTACCGACTATACTGGATACTGGCAGATATGTGAATCTGGCGATTACTACTGGATGGTAGCGGTCAACAAGGAGCAGGATGAAAATGGCGGAGATCAGCACTTCGCAGCGTACTTCGTCGCTGAAGACGGTGAAAACTTCTGGGAGTACACTGACACACTCGACGGAAATGAGTTGGCTGATCTCATTACCAGAACAGCCAAGCTGTGTTTCGACAATCTGCCAAAAGGGGGAGGAACTATATGAAATACTGCGTTGCCGTCGTCAGATATGGATATCTGTTTATAGAAGCGGAGAACTATGGGGATGCTCTGGATATTGCAGATCATCAATTTACCGATACTGTCAAATGGTCTGATGACTGGAGCCCATCAGAAATATTTGAGGATGATAGCCAACCGGATAACTTCTATATCCGCGAAAAGGCTTTCATGTAAACCGCATTACAAGGAAGGTGACTACTATGTATGTCTTTAATGGGATCGACTTGAGCGCAAAGTATGTGAAACCCTCCACTTGGAGATGGATCAAGGCTTGTGAGCATAACTTCGACGCTCCGTTGTCCTGCCACGTTTACGATGAAGGTCAAGGTGCGATCATCTGGACCTATTCCTCGGAACCTGAATCCCCGGGCTTCCCGGAAGAGCTGAGAACGATTATCAACACGGCTATGGAGCGAGACTGGAGATTCATCGTCATGGATTGCGATGGCGCCGATTGCGAGCTGTTTGATGACTACTCGGAGGAGTGGGACGAATGGGAGAAGACTCTGTTCCCGGAGTCCTTAAGAACGTTCCCTATAGGGCAAGAAGTTCATAAAAAATCATAAAAAGTCACCCAAAGTCCCATAAAGTCCCAAAAGTTCATTGAAGGTCATATCCCCCATAGTGTAAAGTGTAAAACAGCAAAATTGCAGGGAGGATAAGGAAGAATGCTGAACGGTCTCATGGCAGATGTTGTCAAGCTTCTCAAACAGGAATGCGACGAGATGCTTAAGGCAGAAACAGATCAAGATGCCCGGATTGCCTTAGATGGGATCGTTGAGCTTGTTCAGCTTCTGCTGCGCTGTGAAACCAAAAACTTCTTCACTTCGGCATTTGGACATGATAAAATGATTGATAAGGACTTTATCAATCAAGATGCCAGTCAAAGGTTGGCCTTCGGTCTATGCAAGAAATACGGCATTGACTTGCCCAAGGGAGCAACCCCCGCTGATGCTTGGGCTGCTCTGAAAGAGCATACTGGCAAAGAAGCAGCCGACTTCTATGCGGAGAGCGGAAACAAAGGCGCTGACAAGATCAAGTTCAATACTGCCAGTCAAAAGACTTTTGTCAAAAACCTCAACGCTGCAAAAGAAAGCCGTCCACAACAGGATCGCTGGCGTGTCACTGGAATGGACATTTCCGAGTTGAGAAAGTATCATCCGAATGCAAATCTTCATGTTACAGATGGTGGCTCAACTGTTGCAATCGATAATGGAGATATTGTTGCAGTTTGCAAAAATGGCGGAGACTTTAGCGGTAGTGTGCTGCTTCGATTTGCTGTCAAAAACGGTGGGAAAAAGCTCGATAGCTATGACGGCAACCATGAGTTTTATGTCAAGAATGGATTTGAACCAGTTACTTGGTGCAAATGGGACGATGAGTTTGCTCCAAATGATTGGGATTCGGCTTCAAACAAAAGGGAGAACATCATATTCTATCGATACACTGGCAAGCAAAGTCCATATAAAAATGCGCAGGACTTCTACCAAGCAGTTCCTCCCAGCCGCGATTATGACGCCGCTTATGCAGAAAGGGATAGACAGTTATGACAAAGGAATATCTATTTCAACAGTATCTTGAATCCGCCAAAGACGCCTTCAGAAGTGTTTGGTCCCCTGAAAGAATCTCGGACGAAACGAGAGACAGATACCTCACTGATGAAATGGCAGACTTTATGAAGAGCCGTTTTGATTCAGATTACTCTGCATACAAACGCGGAGAAATAACTGAGAAGATTTTGACAGTCGGAGCCGGACGATCTGCAGGATACTGTGCCGGGCTAATGTATGATGGTCCTGTAGAATAAACGCAGAAAGAGAGTGATGACAACGAGGCTGATTATCCAAACGAATGCACTGTTCGGCTACGGATACCAAGTGGCGCTAAAGCCAGATGATGGATCTTGGGCCGTCCTTGATTATAGACCTTACCGCCTTTCTGAGGCTGTGAAGATGGCCCGGAAAGCACTCCAGATTATCAATAGGCACAATCGTTCAAAGTACATGCTTGAAGACGTTCTTCATATCGAGGTTGACGCTCTTGAACTCAACAGGAAATACGATTTCATTAGCGCCCGAATATGGAAGGCCTTCCAGCAGAACAACATGGAATAATACAGCGCTCCGCATTGCCAAATGAGACAAGCGGAGCGCTTTCATATACTCTCCTTTTGCAGTCCGTAATATTGTACAGCATAACAATTCGGCTGTCTGACAATATTTGACAAATGGTGGTTATATGTTACGATAAAGATACAGAAAACACCATACAAAATGCAAGGAGGTTTCGACAATGAAAAAAGCATTGTTCACCCCGGAAGAGCTGGAGGAACTCAGAAGGTTCGACGAAGAGATCGATGCTGAGGGCTTCACCTGTGATGAGCTGGAGGATGCCGCCGTTGTCGAAGGGCTGCTGTTTCCGGAACGTGAAAAGCAGCTGGCAAGACGCCGCGAACTGTGGAAGCTGAGAGTGCAGCAGATGATCACCGATGGAACTTACGATGCATTCAGAAAGAAGCAGGCCGAATATGCGGAGGCTCATAAGGAAGAAATCGCAGAGAGAAGGCGTCGGTATTACGAGGAGAACAAGGAGCTCATCCAGATGAAGCAGCGGGAGTACCGGATCCGGAAGGGCTTGACGATGTCTCCCGAGGAGAAAGCCCGGAAGAAGGCCGAGAACAAGGCAAAGAGGGCCGAATACATGAGAGCATACAGAGCGGCGAAAAAGGCAGAGCAGCTCAAAATGGCTTAGCCCAATATAAAGGAAAGCACGGGAGCTTGCCCGTGCTTTCTTTATGCTATTCGGTTTTCACAGGTTTGTCCGCGCTTGCCCGGATGGCGTTGTTGAGCAGCGTTATCTGTCTGCTTAGCTCATTAAATGCCTTCTGGTCTTTGAAGGCTTTGATGTCCAAGTAGATCCATGTTGATCCTCCACTCCGGAAGCCTTTTGCTTCAATCTCCTTGAACAATTCCATTTCATTCAAATAGGATCTGATGCTTTCATCGCTCCATTCGTTGCCAAGATAAATCGCCAGCTGGGATGGCGCGAAATCAAAGGATGCCTTATACTTGCCAGCTTTTTTGTAGACGGATACAAGAAATACGGTTTGACCATTGCATTTGGCGAGAAAAGACGGACCATTGCTTCCGGTTCCGCCGACGATATCGTAGCCAGCCTTCTTGGCCTCCCATCGGATTTCATTGATCGTTTCGTCAAGGTCTGCAAGGCCATTATCATTCAAAAACCTTGAGAAGTCAGCATCTGACCACACACGAGCAGTTCTCTTGGCAGTTGGTTTGCTCGATTCATCAGGGCTGTTTCCGATTACATTTGAAGAAAAGATCAATCTTCTCTCCCGCGTGGTGTAAGGCTGGAGCTCGACGCCATACACCTCGATACCCTGCATCACACGATCCATGAACTCAATGATCGTTTGCATTTCGGGAGGGATTTCCTCGGCGATGAAGACCAACCGGAAATGCTCTTTCAGGAGGTTGTCGGCGACGGTAGCCCAAAAGGCATCATCCATTTCGTCCTTTTTGTCGGGATTGCAGTCCTCGAAGGATTTCCGCAGGTCTTCCACGTTCCATCCATGTGCCCGAGCAGCATAGTCTATCATCTGCGCTGCAACCGATCTGCGAAGCTCCCGATTAGAAGACTTTTTGGCTTCCACCAGCACAGGAACACCTTCGCTGTCCACAAGGAGGACGTCGAGAGACAGTTCGTTTTTATCACTATCCAAGATGACAGGCTGTTCGTGCCTGATCAGATAAAGCGTGTCCTCGGTGCCATCGCCCCATGCCCGAGAAACCAGCCGAGGATTCTTCATCACATAATGATGAAGGTCATCCTCCAGTTTATAGCTCGTTTTGTTCATATCCCAGAAGTGTTCTTCGTCATCCACATAGAACAGTTTGCCCATAAGCGTACCTCCGTAATGTCATTTAGCTTTGAGACCATTGTACAATACGCTTAAGCAATGTCAAGTGATAATCTGTTCAGAAAGATCTGAGAAACCCAAATGGAAAAGATAATTGTTATCGGCGCAGGCGACTGTGCCGATTTGATTTTTGACTCGATTGATCCCGATAAGGAAGAAATTGTCGGATTCGTCGATGAATACAGGATAGGGAAACACCTTGGAAAGCCGATACTCGGAACCAAAGTCGAAGAGGTTCAGGGATACACTGATTACGGCTTTATCATTTCCATTGCAGAGCCTGCTGTCCGCAAAAGACTCTACAAATCGGTGAAAGCGCTTGGTGTTCGTTTTGTCAATGTAATCGACCCAACCGCAATAGTTTCCAAGACGGCTGCTATTGGCGAAGGAAACTATATTGGCAAAGGCACTGTCATCAATGCGTTTGCCACCATTGGCAACAATAACATGATTGTTTCAACCGCAATCATTGAGCATCATGCAGTCATACATAACCACACAAGAATCGCGCCGGGAGCTGTGATTAACGGGAATGTCATCATGGAAGACGCCGTGTTTGCCGGAAGCAATTCCTGCTTCATAGGCGATCAGAAAATAGGTACTTTCTCTATCATCGGTGCCGGAGCAGTTGTGTTGGGTGATGTGCCTGAACGGGCCACCTACGTTGGCGTTCCTGCAAGGCGAATAAAATAAAGGGCTGGAATGGGGATCCGGCTGCGAAGGAGGTAGGACATGGAAGTAAAGCAGAATAGATATCTATTCGTTGTAGCTCATCCCGACGATGAAGTGCTTGGTGCTGGCGGAACTATTTTCAAACTTGCTCACGAAGGCGCAACCGTGAACGTTTGTATCCTTTGTGGCGGAGCGGAAGCAAGGTCTTTCCGGCCGGACACAAAAGAGCTTACAGCGGACATGTATCGTTCTATGGAAACCCTTGGAGTAGCCAAGGTATATCCGGGCGCTTTTCTGGATAGCCGTCTGAATATGGCTTCTCACTTGGAAGTGGTTCAATTCATTGAATCGGCAATTGTTGACAGCAATGCACAGCAGATCATAACCCATCATCCCAACGATTTGCACAATGACCATAGGCTTGCATCTCTGGCATGCCAAGAAGCAGCAAGAATATCCATGAGACGAATCGTCAACGTGCCTGCGCTGACAAGCCTTTCCTATATGGAAGTGCTTTCCTCTACAGATTGGGCGCTGAACACCTCGAATGATTCGTTCAAGCCGGATACCTTTGTGGAAATTGGAGAGGAAGGCGTCCAGACCAAAATCGAAGCGCTCTCTCAGTACAGGTATGTAATGAGAGACTTTCCCCACCCGAGGAGTGAGCAGATTATCAAAGGCCTTGCCGCCTATCGCGGAGGCCAAGCCGGGTGCCAATATGCAGAGGCGTTTGAAACTGCTTTTCGGAGGGAATTGTAATGGAGAAAAGAATCGAACTATGCAAAGTCCGGGCAGGGGATATTAAGACTGGGCTTGGAAACCCCAGAAAAATATCCGCTAAGAAGATGCAGGAGCTTGAAGAATCGCTGACTACCTTCGGCGACTTTGGCATCTTCCTTATCGATGAGAAGAACAACATTGTCGGTGGCAACCAACGCCTGAAGGCAGTTATAAAGCTTTTTGGCGAAGATACCATGCTCGACTGCAAACGGCTGATCGGATATACAAAGGCCGAGTTGAAGAGTATCAACATCAAGGATAATACTCACGCTGGCGAATGGGACCTTGACCTTCTTGCAGATTGGACTGCCGATCTTAACCTTGGCCTTGACCAAAACGACGATGAGAAGAACATCCCGGATGAACGTGAGATACCCGAGATGGAACTCATCCACTACGAGAAGTACGACTATGTCATGATTGTCTGCCGTTCCGTTCTTGACTACAACGACCTTGTTCGCAAGCTTGGAATCGAAGGGAAGAAAGTCAGTATTTCCAAACGCAAGATCAATGCCAGAGCTATCTGGTATGAGAAGATGCCGTGCACCTTGGTCCCTAATGATCTGCTGGAGGAATACAAAAAAGCATATGATGGCAAGAACGGCGGTCTTCCTGAATGGGATGACGGAGATGCATCGGATGAGTGATCGCGTGTTCAGCGGGCATCAGCCCAACTTCCTGCCATACATGGGTTTCTTCTATAAGATGTTCCGCTCGGATGTGTTTATCCTTGACGATGATGTTCAGTATTCCTCGAAGGCATGGCACAACACAAACTTTATTAAGGCAGGTCAGGACAAGTACCGTCTCACGGTGCCTGTGAGTTATACATTCGGAGATCCCATCAACAAAGTCGAGATCAGCTATGCAAAACCGTGGGATAAGAAACTGCTTTCCACGCTCAGGATGAGCTACGGGAAGGCGCCGTTCTTTGAAGAAGGCTTTTCCCTTATAGAAAGGCATATTTCCAAACACCCGCAAAAGCTGGTCGATCTGACGATACCTCTTATAAGGGAAGTCCATGATTTATTTGGCCTTGGATGTGAAATCGTCCTATCTCACACGATGCCGACTGAATTGCGGAACAACGAGCGGAATATATGGCAATGCGAACAGCTCGGCTGCAACATCTATTATTCCGGCATAGGGGGCCGTGAGTATAATGATGCTGCTGCTTATGCAGCGCACGGCATTCGACTGGAGTATTCTGACTACGGCCCCACGCCTTACAGACAGGTTGGCAAGGGAGCTTTTATCGAGAACTTATCGGTTATAGACTATATTTTCAACAAGGGCTTTGTACTGCCGGAAGAGTGGGTGAGAGAATGAGCGGCCCAAGCGAATTGTTTAACATATATGTCCCCAGTTATAACAGGGCTGAGACGACAACGACTTTCAAGCTGCTGGAGTATTGCACCTACGTCGTCAGGCAATCCCAAGAAGCGGCGTACCGGGCGCGAGGGATAGAGAACATCTGGGCTGTCCCTGATCATGAGATCGATAACATCGTAAAGGTCTGCAACTATATCAACGATCATGCGCCTGAAACCATCATCTGCGAAATAGATGATGATGTGGATTACTTCCTGTACCGGATGGAAAAGAACGAGAAACTGACTGATCCTGAAACCATAACCGCTGAACTTGAAAGAATCGGGCAGATAATGCTCGACCTCGATATTGGATTCGGAGCGGAAGATGCATCCATTGCACCATGGAACTACGATGCGGAGTTTGGCTTCAAGGGTACGACGGGAGCTCTCCGGTGGTTCAATCAGAAGGTGTACAAGTCCCGGTTCCGCGAGGAAGTTTATCATAACTGCGACCTCGACGTCATGCTGCATGAACTGTTGGTCAACCGTATAACCCTAAAGCCCAAGTACCTATGCGTTAAAGCAGGAACAGATACAAACGCCGGAGGAAACTCGTCTAAGACCAGACAGGCGCAGGAGGATTGTGCGCGTGAGATGAAAATACGTTGGGGGAAGTATTTCTCTTACAACTTCAAAACGAATAAGCCAACAATCAACGTCCAAAGGTGATCAAAAACCTCTTGTAACCGCATTTTTACTTGACTTTGCCTGACCAAATGTTACGCTTATTGTAACGAATAATACTATAAAGGAGGTCAAGTAAAAAACAATGGGCATTCCCTATACGGAAAGTGGTTACAACATGTATGACATGTTGAGCACGATCCAGAAAGGCATAAGGCGAGGCAATTATGAACTCGCTGGATGGGGAGCGCAGCAGCTACAAGGAGCATACAGGACAGTCATGTGGAATCGCATGATGGTCATTTCCTCCGAAGACTGTTATGGAATCCTCACCAAAGAGATCGTAAGCCTCAGAGAGCAAGATCTGAAGTACAAGAACAACACGAATATCTCCAACGCGATGGCGTTGCTTTGCAGGGCAAGGAAGAGCAGAGATGCTTGTTACTTCTCCTGCAATTTTGTTCTTGACCATCGGTGCCCACGGAGTATTGAAGTGAGTGCAGAAGAAATGGCTCATTTCCACTCAATGGTAGGAGATAGTTCTGGAAAGGTCAGCTATGACCAATTCGGATTCAGGCAATTCAGCCTGTTTGAAGAACCAGTCGAGGAGAAAGTCAACTATTCTCCGGAGGAATATGCAGGAATAAAGCTCCAGAAAGCCATCGAACACAGGGACATGGATATGATGGGCCACTATATAGATCAGCTCCGCAAGGACAAGCGAGACTATTTGTGGTCAGTTCTGAAGGATTATGCCAAGCATCATTCCAAGGGCATGTGTTTTGATGAAGTCGTTGCACTGAATAAGGCTGACGACTTCGTAAACAAGAAAAAAGCAAAAGATAAACGCGATGAGATTTTCATTTCAAAGGCGACAATGATTCTCTGTTATGCAGAGGATAAGAACCTTGCGACAGCCTTTGCAAATGATGCCATCAGTTCGGACAGTCTGTTGGATTGGGACAGACTTGAAGTAAAACCCATCGAAGATTGTATTCTTGCCGATGGGACAATCCCGGAATATGTCTTCGACTGCCATACTATTCGAGGAAAGAAAGCCGGGAAGACCGATTGGGATATGACAAGGGATGAGCAGGAAGCATTGTTCCCGCTTTACAGGGCATACTTCGACGATGCCAGCTGGTTGTACACTTACCAGCAGGATAGAACGAATGGAGTGTTGCCGGATAAAGAATGGCGGTTGATTTTGGAATACTCCAAAACACATCCTGCAAATCCTGTGGAACCATACCCATATGAATGAGCCGAAAAGCAGCATGGTCAGGAGGCTTCTGACGGAGAATGACTATAAGTCAGCTCTGCGGATCGCCTCCTGTTTTAGGCTGGGCATCAGCAGAGAAGACCAGATCGTCATGAAGCGCGGATACGAATGTCTTGTGTATCCTCAGTTTTATCAATCCATCCATGTTGACGTACAACGTTCTATAGAAAGTGCGAAGGAAACCATCGACAGGCTCTATAGAATGTAAGAACCGCACACAGCAGCTCCGGGCTATGCCTTGGGGCTGCTTTTCTATAGCAGGAGTGATAATAATACATGGCACGAAACCCAAAACAGGACGCCAATCTGAAGCCTATTCAGAAAGGTGATTTAAGTAATGAAGAGCTAAAGAAACGCCAGAGAAACGGCGGAAAGAAGTCCGGAGAGGTCAGAAGGGCCAAAAGAGACGCCAAAAAGGCTATGGAATATATCCTCAGTAGGCCTTTGAAGGGTGAAGTCCTTGATACTGTCAAGAGAACCACCAACTCAGACCCGGTGGATGGCCTGACCAACATTGAAGCTCTGATGGCCAGAATGTTTACCAAAGCATTATCTGGCGATCTGGATGCTTTTGAAGCAGTCATGAAGTATGCTGGCTTTGAGCCGGAAGAAAACAGGCGTGAACGCGAGAGCATCGCTGCAGACAAACGACGGATGATGGAGATTGAAGCCAAGTTGAACACCTTAGGGCAGAAGATCGAAGGAACGACTATGGCTATCAACATGAACGATGAAGAAGGCAATTCGGATGTGATTGTCTATGTGCCGAAGATGCTCAGCGAAGAAGAGTGCTTGGCGCAGGATGCAACGACTGAGGAAGAGCCGGACAACGAATAAG